TCTAAATGCTAATGAGAATGACAGAGTTGTTCTTAATTATATATTTAGAGTTGATACTCAGTATTGGCCACCTGCATTTACCTTATGGGTTATATATCGTCTTGCATCAATTTTGGCTTTATCTGTTACAAGAAAAGCAGATATTGCACGTTCATATAGCCAACTTGCCGATGTGCAGTTTAGAAGAGCCAAAGCCAGAGATGCACAACAAGTTACAACCCAACAAGTCGCATTAAGTAGATTTCACAGAATTAGATTAGGTTCTGGAATCTTTACAAAAATTGAAGGGACTACAGGAACTTGAATGAATGGCACTTCTAAGACAATTTACGACTAATTTTTCATCAGGGGAGTTATCCCCTCTTTTATCATCTAGGGTTGATGCTGAGGCTTATCGTAATGGAGCATATAGGCTTCGTAACGTAAGGTTAAAGGCTCAAGGTGGTTGCACTAGAAGACCTGGGCTTAGATACCTTCAGACCCTCGCAAATGAGGTTTATCAGACAGAAGCATATGTTTATGATGAAGATGAAGCTTACATATTATTATTTAGTGATACAAAATTAAGAATTGTAGATATATCAAGCCCTACAACAATATTGCAAACAATAACAAGTTGTCCATGGACATCTTCACAAATAGGCTCATTAGTTGTTGCTCAAAGTGGTGACACTATGTTTGTGACGCACCCAGACATACCAATGCAACAAATACAAAGAACAAGTGCAACAAATTTTACAAGAACAGTATATGCTTTTGATACATCTAGTGGATTAACATTTCAGCCATATTATAAATTTGCAGCAGGAAGTGTAACTATTACTCCTGGGCAAACACATGGCTCAACAACTTTAACTGCAAGTGCAGATGCATTTACATCAGATTATGTTGGTATATATTTGAGATTAGTAGACGATCTAGGTGGTGTTTTCCATGCAGAAATTACTGCATATACAAGTGCTACTGTAGTAACGGCTACTATATCTGGAACTATGAATAATACCAATGCAATTACAGATTGGCAAGAGCAGGTATTTAGTTCAATTAGAGGTTATGCAAGAGCAGTTACATTGCATGACCAAAGATTGATATTTGGTGGTAGCCGTGACCTACCTAATTTTTTATTTATGTCAAAGATTGGTGAGTTTACAAATTTTGATGTTGGAACAGGAAACGATGATGAATCAATACAAATCCAAATTGCAGAAGCTCAAGTATCAGAAATTAAAGCCCTGCAATCATTTCGATTTCTCACTATCTTTACATCTGAGCAAGAACTCTATGTGCCAACTAGTGAGAACAAACCTCTCACACCATCAACCATTACAGTTAAAAAACAAACTAGTTACGGCTCAGGAGTTGTCCAACCTCAAGAATTTGATGGTGCTATAGTATTTTTAACTAAGTCAAAAGGTGCTATTCGTGAATTTATATTCTCAGATATATCACAAGCATATAACTCAGACTCAATAACATTATTATCAGAGCATCTTATTGGAACACCTACTGCTATTGAGGCACAAAGGGAATCATCAGATCAAATGGAGGGATATTTATACCTTTTAAACTCAGATGGTCATATGCCAGTATTTATGTCAATAAGAAAAGAAAAAGTCCAGGGATGGGTTAGGTATGATACTAATGGTGACTTTAAGAATATGGTCAATGTTAATAGGCAAATTTATACTGTTGTTGAGAGAACTATTGATTCATCTACAGTTAAATCATTAGAGATTTTTCAAAATGATTATTATTTAGATATGTCTTCTCAGCAAACTGGCAGTGCTTCAGCTACTTGGACAGTTGCACATCTACCTAATACAGAAGTGCAAGTTAGGTCTGGTAATTATTCATTAGGTACATTTACAACAGATGGAAGTGGTGTTGTAACACTTGGACAAGAGGTTACATCTGTTGAAATAGGTTTAGCTTACACACCTGAGATAACAACATTGCCTCCTGAGATGCAATTACCAGATGGTGTTAGTGTTGGTCAAAAAAGGAGAGTTGTCAGAGCCGTTCTTGATTTGGTATCAACACTTAATGTGAAAGCAGGTGGCACAAGAATTTTGTTAAGATCAGTAACAGATGATTTTTCTCAAGAGCCTACTGCCCTTACACAAAGAAAAGAAGTTTTTTTGTTAGGTTGGTCAAGGGAAGGAAGAGTAACAGTTACACAAGAGGAACCATTGCCAATGACACTCAATGGCATATTACTAGAGGTAGAAGTCTAATGGGAGCTGCTGGATACGGATTAAGTGCAGTTATGTCACTAGCTGCTGCAAGGCAAGCACAAAAAGCATATGCAAATGATGCACAAGCAGCTTACGAACAAGCTGAAATGGCAAAAATACAAGCTGACCAAGAAGCCATTAATAGAACAGCACAACTCAATGCACAACTTGCAAGTATATCTGCAAGTGCAGGAAGTGGTGGTGTAGCCGTGGGAACAAGTGGCAGTATTAAGAATATAAGAAGAAGAGAAACTCAGTTAGCCAAAGCTGATGTTTCAGCTATTAAACTTATGGGTTTTCAAAACAGACGTAAATTTCAGTTACAAGGTCAAGCAAGCAAAACTAAAGGAAAGGCTGCTTTACTTACTGGATTGGGTAATGCAGCACAATCAGCTTCGAAGGCATATGAGGTAAGTTAATAATGGCTATCAAAAGAACTATCAAAAGACAAAATCTAGTTAGCCCAGTTGCTATGGATTATAGCAGTGGTGGTTTGGCAATGGCACAAGCCAGTCAGAATATAGCTAACACAATATCTAATGTTACAAAGTTTGTAGATGACAATCAGTTTCAACAAGCAGTCATTGATGCTGAAATATCAGGAAGACAGCTTGGTACACAAACAATAATAGACAAAGAAGGCAACACAATACCAAAGCCATTAGATCAGATGTCTCTTAATAGCTTTACTGCTGATATTTACAACAAAGCCAATCTTAGAAAAGCACAACAATATTTTAAGAAAGAAGCTATCAATAGCTATGGCTTGGCTTTACAAAACCATGCACAGGATATAGCCAATCAATCTTTTCAAGAGAATCAAGGAAAGGTTGATGGAGATGGTAATTTATTAGTTAAATCTGCTGGCGAACAATATATTGATGGTATAAAAAGAAATATTGCACCAGAAGTTTTTAATGTCATAAGCCCAACATTAAGTAATGTATGGGGTAAGGCAACAAGGCAAGCGTCTGCCCAAAGAATAAAAGATGTAAAAAACACTATACTATTTGAAGCACAAAAAGGCCTAAATAACATTTTAGTGCAAGAAATAAATAATATATCTAATGGTGCAGATGATGAAAGTATTGAATTTGTTGAAAGACGAAAATCAGAATTATTTGAGCTTATAGATAGCAATGCTGGTAGTAAATTGGATGCTGAAAAAGCCAAGATTGCATATGGGCAAGAACTTCAAACTGGGGTTGCTATTAATGCCGTAGATTTAGCTATAGAGTCTGGTGCGTCAATACCAGAGCTGTTGCAAATGTCTATAGATACCCGAATCAACTTTGCTAATGACCCAAACATAGATGGAGATAAAGTTGAAACAGCAATGAAATCTAAGATTGCTATTTACGAAAAGCTTGAGACTGATATTCGTCAAAAATCTATCAGGGAATCTACATCTAAATTAGCAACATTGCAGTTAAATTTAATAAATAATAATGTAGTTAGTGAAACTGATATCTCTTCATTAAGGCTTGAAGATCAGGTTAGGTTTTATAAATTTAGAAATGCATTTACAAAAACTGTAGATGACAATGTTTCTAAAAATTTAAACACAAATATTGCTGATATTGTTAATAGAGTAAAGCAAGACTTTATAGCCCCAGCATCACCAACACAAGTTGATTTTGCCGAAGAAAGTTCTGACTTGCTAAAAAACAGGGCTAAGATAAATATTATAAATGACTTGGTTGGTCAGCTTGGTCACAAGGATATAAGTAATACTAACAAAAATGGCATATATGGATTAGTTAATGATGTTCAAAAAGAAACATTAAAAATATCTAATGATGGTTTTAAAGCTATGATGGAAAGAATGTTTAATGGTAGTGAATCAACCCCAATGATTCCACCCAACATGCTTTTAAAAAAAGAATATATTAATGAACTAAAAAGAAAAGGCGTTATTGGTTTAGGTACTGAAAATGCTTACACGGAAGAGCAATGGACAAAAAGAGTTCTTACATACGATAAAGAGTATAGAAAAAAACAAAAAGAAGCTTATGAAGCAAGTAAAATAGGTGTTGCCCAGGAAAAGGGTATAGAGCTTAATATTACGCAGAAAAACTTATTAGAAAATCAACTTATACCTCAAACATTTACTTACAATGGTGCTGAAACACAATACGATGTTACTCATCCTAATGAAGAGATAAGAAACGCAAGTATTACACATTATGCTAAAATGGTTCAATCTTTTGGATATATACCACAAAAACTTTCGGCTGTTTTTAATAGTATAAGAACTTTAAAAGATGACAATTTTACATTTGCTAAGATGGCCTACTCAACAATAAAAGCAGCTGTATATAAAAAAGAAAATGGAAATGGCGATTCTAGATTTCAAATAATAGGTAATAATAGTGGCATAGATTTGTCACTAATGGAATCATCTATGTATTATGACGATGCAGGTACATTTAGAGAAGCTCACAAAAGCCAATCTATAAACAGAAGTTTATCAGAGCATTTTGCACTTGATGGTAGTTCTGATGAAGAAATCTTTGATACAGGATTTCAAGAAGTAAAAGAATATTTAGATGGCAATTTTATAACTAATTTTTTTACTGATAATATCGGTGGGGATCCTTATGAAGAAAGAGCATTAAAAGCTTTCATAAATGAAAGTGGTGCTGAAAACTTTGAAGATGCTATCATTCGTGACCCTTCAATTAAAAATGAAATGATTAAATATGTTAAATATAAAGTTTCTCAGGGTGCTGTATCCAAAGATACCAAAGGTTTACAAGTAGCTATCAAGCAAGCCTTTTTTAAATTTGCACCTAATCTAAGTATACATGAAGACCAAAATGGTAAAACTTATTTAATAAAAGGTGTAAGTATTGTTAGGCAAGGACAAACGACTGTTCCTTCTGGTGGGCCAGTTGTTACAAAGGATATGATTGTTCAAGATATGCTTAGGTCATATAACTCAACATTTGGTGGTGGAACTCAAGATCCAGTTATACAAGATGCGATTGATAATGGTCACATAATGTTTATTGGTAACAATGAGTCAGCAGGTCAGCAAACATACAAAGTTGTAGCTATTACAGAAGATGGAAGGTTTCCTACACTAGCAGATAATTACACATGGGATTATAATGGTTCGCAACTTGAAAGTGACTACTATGAGGCACTAGAAAAGATTCAAGATGGTGGTGTAAGAAAGCTTTTGGGAAGCTTTGACTTTATGTCTAGAAATAACTTAGAAGCAGTAATGGATTCTATACAATCTAACAGAGATTATGCAGAAGGATTTAAAAAGCTTGTTAATACTTATAATTCTATTGCAACCACCATAAACAGGGCACCAGTTTCTTATACACAAATACTTCCATATTTAACATCTGATACAAATCAAAAAGATTTAGAAAGCTTTTTTGATAGATTTAGAGCATTAAGGTTTGATGTTAGATGATTGAATCTCATCTTAAACCAATACAGCAACAACTTATGGGTAAAGTTGAAGAAGAAAATGTAGATTCTATTGCTACATATAATGATGTTTACAAAAGCCCAATAGTAGCTCCAGAGGAATATAGTTTTAGCGAATCAGTTGGTGCAGGTTTTAGGCAATATACTGGTGCTATGGCTTTATCAAGATTAATAGAAAATATTGATTTTGAAGATGATCCATCATACGATCCTTTGAAAGACTCACAAGTACCTAAAGGGTATGAGTGGAGATTCCTTAATAGTGCAAGTGCTAATGAAACCAAAGTTCGACTAGAAAGATTAGATTCTGATCTTAAAGATTTAGATATAATAGAAAATGGCAACATATTAGGTGTTGGTTTAGGAGGTCTTGCTTCTCCATTAACCCTTGCACCACTTGGAACGTATAAAATGTTAAGCCAAACAAGCTTTCTTAAAAGATTTGTAGGAAGCACGGCCTTTACAACGGCTTTATATGCACCAGAAGAATTTCTTATTGCTTCACAGTCTGAAGGCAGAACTGAAATTGCACAAACTCTTATTCCTTTAATGGGAGCAGGATTAATAGGTGGTACAGTTGGTGGGCTATTTGGAAAACGTATAGCTAGTGGCATGAATCCAGCAGATGACTTTGCACAAGAAGGCGAAAAAGGAATATTCAGAAGTGTTGGTGCCTCAGCTGATGAAGGTAGCCCACAAAATCTAAGAAGATCTATGGATAACGAAGCCCTTGAGGAAACTGGTATTAATCTAGAAAAACTAAAGTGGAATCCAGTTACCAGACTAACACAAAGTGCAAATCTTACATCAAGAAAGATTGTTTCAGGACTTGTTGACATGGGTGGTGTCATACAAAAGAAAGTCCAGGGAGGCAAGGTTACTGGTGAATCTATGGATCAATCTGTTGAGACAACTTTTAGAAGCACCTATCTTAGTTCATTGCTAGATTCAATGAGGGCAATGGATACTGCATACCTTGGATTTAGAGGTGTTGTTGCTAAGTCTGGTGACATTGGAAGATCAATGCAGTTACTCACTATGAAAGGTAAAGATTTCATACAACGTAATCAAACACTATCTGAATTTGGCTTTCGTGAAAGGGTTTCTAAAGCCATGAGAAATGGTGATGTTGATGAAGTTGTTGACTCAGCTACACCTTTTGTCAATCAAGCTGCTCAGGCATATAGAAAACATTTTAATAAAATCAAAGACAATGCTGAAGAAGTAAAACTATTTGAGATAGAATTAGGTAAGAAAATCAAAGGCTTAGAGATAGCTGTATCTGAAGGTCGTGCTACTGCTGAACAATTAGCACAA